TCATTTTCAGCTAAATTTGAAAACACAAGTTTACAGTATATAGCTGCTTGTAACCAATAGTTATAGAAATCAATTGTTTCTTTGAAGTCTGAGATAGTTTTACCTGTTGTTTTAAGGTCACAGATAGTAACTGTTTTTGTAGAGTGATTGATTTTGTAGTAATCCAAATAACCATGTAGGCCAAAAGGTTTCTCTAATAAATCAGATGTCAAGTACTTCTCTGCATGTGTCTCAATAGGATCCAATTCAAAGTCAGTTTGTACATCTTCAAACAAGGCCATAACATCTTTGTTACTTCTGATATTCTCTGCTTGATCTTTACATTTAGCCAATGTATCTCCATCCACTGCATCTTTACTGCTGTTTTTTAAATAGTCCCAATAAGACTCATTGTCTGCATTCTGGATCTTTTCTAAACGGGCATCATCTAACTTAAGTGCCTGGTATAAGTTCTGATCAATCAATACCTGTAATATTTCTTGTTGAAATGCGGGGTCTTGACTTAATAAACTTGACTCACGGTTACTTGTAGTATTATATAATGCATTCAACACTTTGATATTACTATCTGCAGGAAGCTTACCAGGTAAGATGTTAAACTTATCATTAAGTTTATCTGCTTCAAATAAGAGACAGTGAATTAACTTACCTTCTACTAAATGCTTATCTGTTCTGACCTCCCGGTCTTCTAAAATATAATCCTTGTAAAATAAGGATGGTGAAAACAATAGTTTATTCAATGATGAATAACTAAACTTAAAGTTTTTATTTGCATAAAACTTTTCTTCTTTTACTGAATCTGTGTACATTCTTTTTTTTCTATTATTGAGTTTTTGTATTTATCTACTAAGTAAATAGATTCTAGATCTATTGCAAACACATTGTTTTTACAACCAAAAGTATTTTGAATGACAGAATCATACATTTTTTTAATTGTCTTTTTTACAATGAAGTCTGTTAACTTATTTTCAGCTTGTAATAATTGTATGTATTGGTCATAAGCCCACTGACGGTTGTTGTCTTTACTACCAGAAAACTTCTCAAGTCTTTTACGTAATGTTTTGACATTGATGTTATTCCAGTTGTTAGTGTCTTTAAACCAATCATAATACCAAAAGAATAAAAAGCTAACAATATCAAAAGATTCTTCAACATTACAATTAGCTAGCATTTCTGTAGCTAAAGTTCTATTATCTTTATCACTACTGGTGATCATCTTAGATACTTGGTTAAACTGATCTTCACTTATTACTGCTAAATCTTCTGAAATAATTTTATTGATTTCAACATCTTTTACAATTAATGCTGTTGCACTACGCAATTGGTCATATAAAGTTACATTACCATCTCTGATAATCATATCTCTAGAACCATCATGATCAAAAGAAGAAATTTTACTTGAAATAGCATCACCAACTGGAGATGTATACCTGTAATCTTTAGCAACTTGAATCCGTACATATGCATTTTCTTCTACTGTAGATAGAATTTCCCTGCATTTATCTAAACCAGTCTCAGTTAAATCATCATTTTCTTTCAAAGTTTTGAATACTTCAAACATTTGAGGATACGTTAATGATTTACCCCAATCAAGTGTAAGTAAATTTGTAATTAATTTATCTGACACAATGTGGATATCTGCTAACTCTGCATCTCTAATGATTTTTACATTAAATTTTGTTTTTAGTAAATCAACTTTTTGTCTAGGTAGTTCTAAGTTTGGATATCTGTATATTTTTTTATCCTGTAAATCAATTGCTTTGTCTGAAGTAACTATTCCTAATGAATTAATTTCTTCTGAATCAGGATACCAACTCCTAGCTCTACCAAAATAATAACCATCTTCTTTCAAACTAAAACAAGCAATACTCAGTCTTTCTTTTCCGTTAGACCAGGTTGAATGTTCAGCTGAAACTGTTAGTTGTAATGAATAATGTTTTTTTTCCATGTTATTTTATATATTTTAAATATTCAGGTTTCACTTGTACTTTAAATACATACAAGTCTCTGTTACTAATGTGGATTTCTTTTCTTACTGTTGGTTCTAAATATTTAAAACTAACTGAATTAAGTTTTCCTTCTTTTTCTAACCATAGAATCATATCATGTGCACTCTTTCTAGAGAATTTATTGAAGTTTGATTGTTGTAACCAATACTGCACATCTTTGTCTCTGTTAAAATTGTACATGTAACGCTCTGCTTTTTGAGAAAACTCCCATAACAAATGATAGTTTTGTAAATAATCAATGGTAGGAATTACTTTAGCAGCTATAGCTTTATCTTCATCATTATAAGATGACATATACTTTTGTAAGTCTTCTAATAATGTTTCATCTAAAACCTGTTTGTTAGCTGATTCATAGATAACAGTATCCGCATCAATTGTTCCAATTAAGCCTGTATCAATTTTATGTGCAAGATTTACGGCCATACCTTGGATCATCCATTCATCATACAATGAATCTCCAGTAGTACAGTTATAATATCTTACTTTACCAGATAAGTTACCATCATAAATTACATCTCCCGGATAAGCATCTACAGCTAATATTGAACCATTTGTACTTTCAAGAGTTTGATAGTTCCATAACTTGGCCATTAATATAGTTGACTTAATATTTTCTCCACTTTCAAATCTTTCATAGATATCATCATGGGTAATAATTAAATCAGCTAATTCATAGTCATTGGTTACGGTTATATTATGTTCCTTTAAAGCAGATTTGATTCTATCTAATGAAACATTACATTTTGGTAATACAAATGCTTTCTTTTTGGTTTTAAAAGTTGTACTGTCTTCAGTACTATTTGTTAATATATCACGTATTTTTAAGAATGTTGTTTCATCTTGAGTGACTAATACTTGTTCTATCACATTGGATGATAGCACCCCATAATAAGGGGCACTATCTAATCCAAAATGATTTAAAGCAGTAGTATCATATGATTGATAAACTGATTTACTTGCCATTTTATTTCATTGTCATTTTGATGATTTCTGGATTCATCATCATTTTGTTAAACTTCTGTTTGTTACCGTTGAAGATTGTACGTACAATTAAATACTTAAGATCATTAGTAAAATAGTCTTTAGTACAAAGAGATATCAATCTATCAGTAACTTTTTGGTTTACAGTATTCTCTTTACTGTAAACAACTGAATAGTTAGCTAACCTTGTTGCTAATGTAGCAGCAATGTCTGCGCGGTATGTATCATCTTTTCCAATACAACCTCTTAACTCACCAAGGATATATGTTTCATTATCATGACCCAATAAATCTTTTGGTGTTACCAGTTTGTCCAGTTTGTTGTTAATAAATGTAGTAAACATAGAAGCAAAAGCATCTCCAACAGAACCTTCACCAATCATTTGAATTAATGATAAGTTTGATTCAAAGTTCTCAAAGCTAGATATAGCATTAAAGAATGTTGTAATAGATCTTGCATTTGTTTCTAGTGTAACTAACTCCGGGTGTAACAACAAAAAGTTGATACATCTTGAGTCAATACCTGCTTCTTCTGCCCACTGTGCCCATACATTAACATCAAACTTAAGGTTTGCTGTAACGTATCTTGTTTTTTGTGCAGCATCCACTGAGTTTACCATATACTCACCATTGTCTGGATTTGCTGTTAATATGATATGCCAATCTTTTGGTAAAGTCCAAGAGATATAGGTTTGTCTATCTATTAACTCCATAACTGCTTGAATAAATCTTGTGTCAGCTCTATTCCAGTCATCTAGTAATAAGATACCACCTTCTTTTTTATCAGCAATCCACTCCGGTGGGCAATAAGACATCCTGTTCTTACCTGTCATTTTGTATCCATTTTTTAGATACTCTTGAACTGCAAGTTCATCAACCCATAAACCAACTTTTTTGGTCACTGCTGTTTGGATATTAGCAAGGTCTGATGAGGCAGCTGATCTTTGTGCTGCGGTATAGGATAAATCATCTATTTTAGGCTCTGAAACTCTTGTTTCTTTATACATTTGAAATTGACGTACTGGAAATCCTACTAAGTCACCCAACTCTTCTATCTGTGCAAGGTTAACCTTAACAAAGTTTAAGTTGTTTTCTTTAGCTAGCTCAACAATGGTAGATGTTTTACCAATTCCTGATTCTCCTAATACTTCTACTGATACAGATTGTTTACCTTGTGCTTGTAAAAATCTATTGTTTGTAATAATGTGATTTACAAACCCTTTTAATTCTGTTACATTTAAATTTACTTGTGCCATGTTTTTTTTCTATTAATTTAATTTATAATTCTGCATCAAATGAACAAACTCCTGTTTCTTCTATGCAATCTAATATTTTTCTCCCTAGTACATAATCATAATATTCTGAATGTTGACTTTCTGCTAATTCAGGTAAGCCACCTTCTTTTATATATGCGTAAAAAGATAACGGAGCATCATCTTGTGTTTTGTATAGATCAAAATATGTTTTTAATGCTGTTTTGTGTTCACCAAAAGCATCTTCAATATTTTTCAACTCTTCTTTTATACTTTCTAAATCATCTGTAGTAAAGTAATACTGTAAGAAATTTGGCGTTTGTCCTGTTACACCAAATCTATCTGCAGCATCACTATTTTGAACAGCAAAAGCAAATTTGCCTTCTATGTCTCCTGAATAATATCTTCCCATAATTAGTTTAGTTTAATAACCTTACCAGGAAGTTCATCATTCATTTTAGAAATACTACTTAGTACCCATAAAGCATTGTTTGGACAATTTGCAGGAGCCCATGCTTCACCATCTGTCAAGTATATTAGTGCTGTATAACACTTTTTGTCATTATAGTGGTCAATTACAGGTTGGAAACTTGTTCCACCTCTACCATGTATAGCCCAATCTTTCTTTGGGTTAAACTCTTCTACAGTTCTAAGTGTTGTATCACACTGTGCAACAGTGATCTTATGACCAGTCTTAGTCATATGACATAACTCATTGTAAAACTCTTTAAGCTCTTCTGTATTTACAGATCCAGATGTGTCAATACCAACAAGAATGTGATTTTTAAATTTAATCTTCAGTCCTGGGTTTTCAGCATATCTTTTATTGTATTTACGTCTCAGCTTTTTAGTATATACTACAGATGAGTTTCCAACAAATCTTCTCAAGTAGGCTTTCCAATCAAATTTGGCTGGCTCAATGTGAAATAACTTTGCAATCAATTCACTTAACTCACCAGGAACATTTCCTTGTTTTTTTTGAGTTTGTTCAGCAGCTTCTTTTAACTGATGGTCTATTTGTTTTTGAACAAGTTTTTTATCAGCTTCAGGTAACTCATCAAATTCTTCCCATGTGCTATGGCAATACTCTGATTCACCATCCATCTGATCCATCATTGAATCTAATGAAGGAGATGATCCATCTTGTTTGGCCTGTTCCAACAAATTGTAATAGACTTTAGTCCCTGCTTTTGTAGGAAGATTTAATTCAGGAAAACTACTTAGTAATAATCCACCGTCTGGTAGCATGTTTGAACTAATATATTGATTGATCTCTAGATCAGCAGCTATATTAAATAACTTGTGATCAGAATAAAGATCTCTCATCAATAGATGTCCAAATGCTATGTGTAATAATTCATGCTTAATCAATCCAACTCTATGTAATTCACTTAGTTCAGTGAAGAAATTAGGGTTAATTGTTAACTGCATACCAATTCCATGTTTGCTTACACCTGCTGTAGGTATACGGTCACTGAATTGTTTATTTATACCAATTAAAAAAAGCCCGTAAAAGGGCTCATCTAAAATTAAAGTTTTGGTGGTTCTTGCAACACCATCTTGTATATTTATCATTTTTGTGGGTATAATATTTTTAATAATATTTTCTTGTAAATAACATAATCTCCCGCATCTTTTACTGCAGAGTTAATGTTTTTACCAACTAATTCTTCTGATTTATAACTTTTACCAATTGCTTTAACAAATCTTGTTCTTTTTTCAAATGTCATTGATTTAGTGAATAACATATCTAAAACATCTTTATCATCAAAATCCAAGTTTTTGTAATTTTCTAAAGCTAATTGAAAGTCTTCATCAAGACCCATAAACATTTCACGTAATGAAAAAAACTCTTTAACTGTTATTCTTGCCATCTGGTAAAATTTCTATAATTACTCCAGGATTAAGTTTGTCATATTGGTATTCTACAAATACAGGTAAGATACAATCTGCATTATCATCTTCAATCCAACCAAATGTAACCATATCATCTTGCACTGTTTGTGCGGGATTAATATAATCAAATTTATGTTTGCTGCCTCTGATAAATGTAAACTGGATACTCACGGGTTGTTGATGTTTGGCTAACTCAGCTTTAAACTCTTCTGCATATTGTGCATAATAATCTTTAGCTATTTTTCTATAATTTACAACAGTCTTACTTGCTATAAAATACTTGCCGGTCCATCTTCTACCATTTTTACTACTTGGGACTGAGCCCGGTATGAACCATTTCATTTTTTATCTGTTTAAAATTTCTTTAAGTAAAGGTTTTAATGTTTGATGTACAATATCAAAACCATGTTCACGCATAGAGTCACTGATGTCTTTAGACAATGGTAAAGCAAAGCCATCTAGATTGTATAAGGTTTTATACTTATCAATTGCTAGACTACCTGCAGTGTCATTATCAAAGAATGTGACTATCTTCTTATATTTCTTTTTTAGGTGCTCAATAACATGGGGCTTTATGATTGTATTCTCACTGTCTGGTGCTAATACTTCAATGTTATAACCAATACTTTTAAGGCATAAGGCATCTTTTAATGATGAACAAATTACTAAATAAGGTTGACTGTAAGTTAATTGATCAAATCCTTGAAGGTATGATTTTACTTTATGAAATTTGTGTTTACTTGATGGTTGATATATTTTATACAACTCATCATTTTTATCAAAATATCCATATATAGAATGACCTTCAATCTTTAACTTCTTAACTTCACCATCTTCTTCTTTAATTAAATTGTAATACTCAATAGGTTTTACATTATATTCTTTCAGTAAATTTGAACCAATTCTAAAGTTTAACCAATATCTACCATCATTTTCAGTCCATTGTCTTGTATTGACAAAATCAATTTCCCATTTTGCTTGAGGTTTAAAAGATACTTGTTCAAAATCAGTTGTCTTAACATAATTGTTGTAATCTTCTACTATTTTTCTAACAGCATCTCTATATTCTATGTCAAACATAAGTTTAACTAAGTCTATTTTGTTACCATTTTTACCAGTTGAAAAGTCCTTGAACTTATACATACCTATAGATTTATCTACATATATGCAAAAGCTAGGAGTTTTGTCATTAGGATTAAAGATTGATTTAATCTTTACATCCTGACCTGTTAAGGGTTCTGATAAGTTTAAATAATATTGAAACACCCAATAGCTTGGGACATCTGTTTCTTCTAGTACTAAATTTTTTGTGTTAAACATATTAAGAATATAAATAAAAATGGGACTGACATATCTCAGTCAGCCCCATAATTAAGTTAGTTATTATAAATCAAAATCATCACCAGAAGCAGCTGAACTAGGTTCAAACTGACTTGTTGTAGGTGAATTTTTCTTTTCAACTTTTCTTAAATGATTAGGATTGTTGCTATCAAAAATCAATAATTTAGATTTTTCAACATTCAATGCTTCAATTGGCACACCTTCTTTACTAATTTTAGGTAAGTAAAGATCATTGTTTACATAACCTTCAGTGTTTTCCCACTCACGTGCACCAAGACATACATTAACATATGTTGGACCTGATAACAATTTATCACACTTCAACATCCAGTCTTCAATTGTACTAGCTTGAATAGCATCTAATCCAGCTCTTTTATCTAAAGCCTCAGCTAAAAATATCATTGCTTTCATTACTTCAGTATCTCTACTGATTTCTTTTCCACTTGGTAACGTGGTATCTTTATATGGATATGGTGAATATCTAACTCTACCTACTTGACCTTCATAGCGTGCACCATCTGGTTTGTTCATATCTTTTAAAAATCCTTGAAAATCTCCTGTTACAGGTTCTGTTTCTACATGTAACATAATGTTATATGCATTTGCATCATAAGGTGTTTTATCAAAACTAATTGAATTGATTTTTACTTTGTGATTTCCTGTTCCAACTACTGGTTTCTCTTTGCCTGAAGCGGCTGACATGTCTTTAGTACTTAACATAATTGCTTTTTTTAATTAATTGATTTCTATTATTCTTCATATTTCTTGATGCAATCTTTTACAAATTGCAGGTTGTTTGGGATGAAGTTTTCCTCAAACATACCTTGGGGTGATTTACATGTGTTCTCTCCGCTGTTTTGTGTTTCAAAACCATAGACAAGTTCACCATCATCATTTTTACTTACTTTGCCAAATAAAACAATTGAAAATAGGCCTTCCAAAGTTAATGCATTATCAATCATTTTACCAATTGTTTTTGCCTTAATTTTTCTATTTCCATTAATATCAGTTGCATCTTCTGAGTGAGTCAAAAAGAATACAGTCAGATCATCTCTCAAATCTTTAGGTAATTTAGCTACCTGAGCTAAGTTTGCTGCAATTTGAGTAAATTTCTCATAACCTTTTTCATTTGCTCTATCAAAATATTCAAAAGAACTCATATACTGCCAATCATCTACAACCAAAGTCTTGATGTGTGGCATTTTTTCATTAACATGTAAGATAGCTTTAATCACTCCTGCTGCAGAAGATGATGATGCTAAATTACCTTTTGGATTGTCTTTTGAAATTGCTGCATACATTCCTTTCCAACCTTTAAAAGGTAGAGGTTTGTTTGCAATGTTGATTACAAAAGTTTCATCAGGATTTAGATGTCTAATTGATGTTGATTTGCCTGTCCCTGAGTCAGCAATGATTAATACACTTTGTGCCATATTTATTTATTTATTAAGGATACTATTTAATGTTAATTGAATTGACTTAAGTGTCTTGTTGATTTCAACTAAAACTTCAGCTAAACCTGGTGTTTCTTTCTTATCTGGATCTGGTAGATCTGGATTAGCAAAGTCATGGATTAATTTACCTCTACTTGTTACATCATTTATGATCTTTAATTCATTCACCGGGATTATGTGTCTAATAAATCCAGTGCTTGATTCAATTAATTCATACTCTTCCTTCCAATGAGGATTGTGTTTATGAAGATATAGAGTTCTTTTTGGGTCCTCTGTATCATAATTTATACTTACAAATTCAGTATAGATGTCTTCATTCTTCTCAAATTCACTTGGGAAGAAACTAACATATAATTCATCTTTGCCAGTTGGCCTGTAAGCCATCTTAGGAATGTATAATGCATTGATTATTCCATTGGTTTGGAAGTAATCTTCATGCTCTTCTCTTAATGCATTTACCTTGGTTTTACGTTCATCAGGTGTTATTGCCATTTCTTTTGTTTTATTTAAATTTTTAGTACTTATCATTATGCTTTCAATTTTTTAATGGGTAACTCTATATTGTTTAGAATCCAATTTTTATTCTTCAGATACTTATCAATTATAAAATCAAGCATTGTTAAATCATCAATTTCACATTTACTAATCTTAGTAATCAGATTTTCTGTTCTGATCATTACATTATGAATTAATGCAGGATCTGCATTATATATATTCATAAACTGTTTGTTTATCTGTTTAGTTAATGTTTTCTCAACTCTTTTTACATCTGTATCAAGTCTAGTATCATAAAAAGGTGTACCTTCTAAATCATCATTTGCTTCAAGTAATAACTGAGCTAAAATGAGACTTTTCACATATAATCTTGCTTTATCTTTCATACTATCTTCTTTCTTGAGTTCCAGGTGTAGCCATTTCTTCAATTTGCATTGATTCAAACTTAGCTTTAAAGAAACTCATTCTTGTATCACCATTTCTTGCTTTAAGAAAATGCAACACTATAGTTTTATCATCTTCAATGATATATCTATCAGGGCCATAAAATCTAATCTTTTGCTTTGCTGGTCTGTTGATACCAATTAAAGTATCAGCATGTTGTAGCATTGCATCTGAACCAAATATGTCTGACTCAAGAATATAGTTACCATACTTACCATCTATTGCTCTTTCAGGATTATCAATATTTCTATTAAGCTGTGATAAAGCAATAAATAAACAAGGATAGTCACGTTTACACTGAGTAAAGAACTCACCTAATTCAAATAACATATCTAAAGTATTGTTTTGATAAGGTGCTCTTTTAACCAACATAGTGTGATCCAAAGTGATTATTGTTTTTGTTCCTTTGTGTTGATTCATGTACATATCAATTTGCTCACGCATTTGATTTACAGTCATTGGAGTACTAACAATATCTACAGGGTGTTTGACTCTTTCTTTTGCATACTGATGACAAGTATTAAGTACATCAGCAGTAACTAAGCTTCCTGCACTACATAACTCTTTATAAGTTTTACCAGTGACTGATGAAAATTCTCTAATTGCTGAGGTTCTACCAACCATCTCATACTGAAACTCTAATACTCTAAATGTGTCATTAGGGTTTAATGCAAAAGATTCTCTGATTATCTGATCTTTAATCAATGTTTTACCTGAACCAGGTCTTCCACCAATAACCGTCAATGTATTCCATTCTAAACCATCAGTTGTAGCATCATTGAATTTTGGCCATGGTGTATATATAGACTTCTCCTCACCGGTTTGTCTTTTGTACATATATTTTAATGCTTCATTAAAGGCAGCATATTGACCTATCCATGATTCTGTTGGTCTACTCATTTTCTATGATATTTATTACATCTTCAACATTCTGTATACTTGCATTACAAGATTCTTCATCAGGTTCCCAATCAAAATCTCTAAGCATTTGGAAGTCTTCTTTGATTTGATTTAACTTATCAAGTACTTCATTTACTTTTTCTGGTCTCATATTACATTTTCTTTAAAGTGTTTAGCTTCTGTTTCTATACCATCTCTAATCATGTCACAGTAATCTGCTAGTGTAGATGATTTTACTTTGTGCTTATCTTGTTTGCATATAAAGTACTGACTAGTTTGCATGTACATGTATTGTGCATCTCTGTACTCATTTACATACATCTTAGTAGCTTTTATAATTTGTTCCCAAGTATAATCATATGTTTCAAATAACCATCTGAATGATTCAGATAACATTTTCACATTAACCCTGGCTGGTTTGCCACTGGGAAGTTTTATATTAGGAAAGATTTCTCTATAGATATTTATCTTATCAACAAAGTCTTGACCCATTAACTGAGCATCTGTTTTCTTTTTTGCTTTTATAAAATAATTATCTAAATGTACTATTAAGCTTTTAGCTTCAGCACTCATTGTATATTTACCATTATCTAAGATCAAATAGCCTAATCTTTCCAAGGCTAACTTATCATCATTTGTAACTTGAGGCAAAGATACTCCTTGCTTTATTCCAAATAATAATAGTACTTGATTTGGTGTTAAATTGTTTTTCAGCATTATCTGAAATAGTTCCCACATATTGTTTTGGTTTTAATTATAAGTGTTTGATTATCAGATATATGATTAAAAAGTTGGACAACAAAAATAAGCAAAATTTACCAATTAATCAAAGGTTTATCCTGTTTTTTTAGTTCTAAATTTGCTTTATTAAACACATCATTATGGTCCCATTCTCCACCTTTATATGCAGCTGATGCTGGGTGTGAACATTTAAGTATTTTACAATCAGGTAGTAAGGTTTCCCATTCTTCAGCTTTCTTTCCCATCAAAATGAAGATTGTGTTTTTTTTATCTTTATTTAAATTATTGAATAAGTAAGTTGTAAATGGTTTCCATAAATTATAATGTGAACCAATCTTATTAACTTCAACAGTGAATGCTGTATTAATAAGTAATACTCCTTGATTAGCCCAATATCTCAAATCTGTATGATCTGTACCTATGGCTTTATTAATATACTGCAAAGACTTTTCAGCTTTACCTTTTTTTGAGCAACTGAATGCCAAACCATCTGCTGATCCTAACTGAGGATATGGGTCTTGTCCTACTATAACAACTTTAACATTATTATATGCGCACTCTTTGAATGCATTGAATACATCTTTAAATGGAGGAGTAAACCTTTGGTTATTAGTTACAGCTGTTTCCAGAAAGTTGAATACACTATCAAATGACGTGCTATCTACAAAAGGATTAAGTATTGGATTCCAACCTGATATCTCTGCATCAGCTTTTATTTGATTTTTAAATTTATCTATATTTGATTCCATTTTATTTGTTTTAAGTTGTATATTTGTCAATAAATACATTTCAATATGAGTGAAGAAAAAAACTTACAGACATTTGATACATATGACTTTAATGATACCATAAAAGGTATTAGTGTATCAACAGCCTACATACCAGGGCTTCAAAGAATTTTAACTGATATGTTGCTGAATTTTTCAGGCGGTGCTGAGAAATTACCAGACATGTTCAAAAAATTTGAGCAAAATATTGATAAGAAAGAAGATGAGAAAGTCAACTTAGAACTTAACAAAGAAGAAGCTGACATTTATACATTGTTTTCACTTCTTCAATTATTCAAATATCTTGCAAATGAACAAGGTTTGGCTAAAAAAACTGAATCTACAGCTACTGTAGAGGAGTTGAAAGAACTTATGGATATGATGTACAAACAACAAGATGTAACTGAAAAGTTAAAAGATCTTCAAGAAAAGATAAAAGTTGTAAACTAATTATCTTAATTGCATTCCACTAAAATCTCCAATTTCTATACAGGCTTGAATAGCCAGGTTTAGTTCATCCTTGTCACACTGACCAAAAGACTTGCAGTACTCTTCTTTATTTTTTGTAAAGCAGAGTCCTGCTTTTCTTTTTACCACTAGTTTAGCTTCTTCAAAAGTGTATCCTATTTCTTGAGCTATTTCTCTAATCATTGCATGCAGTCTGGCCAACTGAGGATTACTTCCTTTGTCACCACTTACACCAATAAATATTTCTAATTTAGCTCCGTCAGGTAGATCATTAAGAAACTTCTGATACTTGTTTCCCAAAGCTTTGATTGGAAAGTCCAATGCACCATTTTTTACAGTGCATTGAACAAATAAACTATCTTTCATTACTTAAATCTTAAAGCTGATCCAACATAAATAAACTCTTGCGCGCATACTTCACAGATAGCTTCTAATTCATTTCTATGCAATGTCATATTAAGACAATTGGGACAAGGTGTATCTTCCATATAACTAAACTCTTCACATGCTTGTTTAGCTAATTCTTGTATATGAGCATCTTGATCTCCATTGAAATCACGCTCTATTATTTCCATATAAACTTCTTTCATTCTTCCCATAATCTTATTTTTTAAACATACATTTCATATTCATCATGAACTTCTACTGTTTTTTCATCAAGTGGTAAAAACCTTTCAGCTCTATAACCAATCCAATGTAAACCAAACTGAGTACGGCCTTCATTAACAACACCTTTAATGATATAGACTTTTTGTTCCATACTATTAACGTATTGTTGAATTACTTCATACTCTGTACCTTCTTTAACTGATGCTCCTTGAGGAAGTTTTGTATCATCTATGCAAACTACTTTCATAATTTAAAATTCATTAAGTATGTCACATGGATAATCTTCTTCCTCATCTTCATCTTCTGAATAAACATTGCCGGTTCCCTGGCAATCATCACACATTATTTCTTTATAACAACTACCACAACATTCATTGCTATAGTTATGACAATTCATAACTGTAATTGTACCGTCTCCATCACAATTTGAACATTTCATTTACTTAGAGGATTATAATATTTAATTTTTTTAGGATCAAAATCTCTTAAAGCTGTTTGTACCCACAATTCATCTTGAGTATTCTTATAACATAAGATATGACATGTTGCTTTCTCAGTTGGATTAAGACGTAATAGTCTTCCAATTCTTTGAGCACTTTTTCTTTCATTGCCATATGCATGCATAATAATACCTTGTTTTAAATTAGGTATGGTAACACCTTCACTCAACTGTAATACACATGACAGCCTATCAATTCTACCATCTGAGAATAGCTCTAGGTTTTCTTCATTTTTAGAGTTCCCAGAATGGTAGCTGTGTTTTGATAGTTTATCTGCTTGCTTTTGAGTATTTGCAAAAATAATACATTTACTTCCTAAGTTAGGTAGCAATGACTTTACATAATCCTCTTTAGTTGTGTATTCCATTAAAGCTCTCATTCTCATGATAGCTGCAAGTTGTTTAGCTTTCATTGATTGTGCTTCACCGCATTTTGCAGTAACATAATCATAATCTTTTCTTTCTGAAGTCCACCAAAAACCTCCTTGTTTTTTGGTTTTTTTTAATGTCAATAACTTTGACAGTTCTAATTCATGTACTACTATCTGATAATCATTTAGTATTTTTGAGTCAGTTGCTTCATCAATGGTAAAAGTGTATTTAATTGGACAGTACTTACTTACCATTCTTCCTTTTTCAGAATCATTGTATTTGGGTGGTGTTCCAGTTAAACCTAAGATTTTACCTTTAAAGTTAGATAAGAATGAATCATGAGTTTCCAATAAATTGTGGCATTCATCTAAGTATACTACATCATAATCATTAGGATTTTGTTTTCCTATTGAAAGATATGTGGTAAATGTTAAATGATCTGCAAGTGCATCTATTTCAAGTTTCTTAAGTTCTGCTAACCAAGATTCTTTGATAGATAACTTTGGTATAACTACCAATGCTTTTATAAAAGGGTTGTAACTTTTTTGGAAGTGCTGAATAGCAATTCTTGTTTTACCTACACCCATACTTATGGCCAAGCCACATCTCTTATGGTTTAATGCAATTTTTAATGCATCCTCCTGTACTGATTGTCTACTCATTAGATTGTTTTATGTCTGATAATATTGTATCCAATGAATGCTTTACATTACTTAAGATTTCATCTTCAATTCCTTTAAATTTCTTGTATAACTTACTATCAAAGTTTTTTTTTAAATTATAAAACTTCTTGCCTGATACATTTACATCATAAGCATATACGTGATTTACAAGTTGTATTCTATCTTCAGTAATGACTATAAAATAATCATTGTATTTAATATATCTTTTGTCTGTTATTGGACACAAAGATAGTTCTGAATTTGAATTTTTAAGTACATATGAAGCTATAGATAAAGCTTTTAATTCATTTGGAGCTAACAGCACATCTTTCATATCTGTGCTAATAAAATTCTTTTTATACCACAGATATTTCTTTAATAATAAACGTTTAGTTTTGTGTTTGATTGATTTAATTAATTTCATAAGTTTAAATTTTTGTTGTTTTTTATGTTAGTTAATGCCATTAACTGTTTTTCCTAGAAAAGGGTCATTTGCACCCATTTTTCACCAAAAAAACCTATTTTTCCTCAGAATCCTCAATTACTAAGTATTTTGTACCATCTTCTGTTTTTCTAACTTTGCCTGTTAGCATAAGTTCTTTTACAGTTTCAGGATCTAAAATATCAAAGGTTTGTTTCATGTATATGATTTTCATAAACTAGATATAATTGCAACTCCAGCAACACCAATACCTGCCAAAAAGTAAACAAAATTGTTTACCCATTGAGGATACCATACTTTTGTTGGTTCTATGTCAATATGAATAAGAAAGCTAATCTTTTGTTTTACTGTTGGATAAACACTAAGTAACCACAAAGTCAATGGGTCTTGTTCTAAGCTATCTACATGAAATTCAGCATAAGTGTGTATTTTATGCCCAATGAATATTTCATCTTTTTGCAAATGTTGAGGAATTTCTGATAATCTAATTACTGATCTTGTTATTTTTTTCATAATCTTATTTTTTAATGATTTGTTCTACATTGCCACAATTGCTGCAGCTCCAATATTCTCCAGTTGTTGATGAAGATCCAATTATAACCATTTCTGATTTACATGTGCAAGTTTTCATATTATTTACTTTTAATAGTCAATAGTCTATTTAATGGAATACTCATTTTTTGATTTTTAAAAATGTCATATGTGATAGTTTTCTGCATGCAATTTTATGAAAAATTCATGCATTTTGTGATTCAATCAGGACTTGAACCTGAAACCTACGTCTTAGAAGGGCGTTGCTCTATCCAATTGAGCTATTGAACCATCTTACAAATATATAACTTAAAACTTTAAGAGAATATGTTTTTTCTAATATAGTCTTGAGCATATTTAGGATCTCCCATTGCTTTTATAGTAGCTAAATGTTTATCTAACCTTACTAAAGCTTTAGCATGATCATATTTATCATACTCACTGGTAAATACAGATAAGAAGTTAAATTTAACCCATCTATCTGCACTACCTATCTTAATAAAAAAGTCAGAAAATGCTTTACACATTGCTGCTGTTTTAGAATTTGATATTACAAATTCACCTTTTTTAATAAGTTTAGAAGTTCCTGCGGCATTAGTTTGATTCATAGCAATCATAGCAATCATTGAAGGCTCTAAATTATATAAGTTTATATACTTTAAAAGTGTCATATAATCTGTATTTACATATTTCCATGCATTTACATAATTAATTAAATTCCAAGATTTACTTGTATTGTTTAAAGCAGCCATTTTTTCAACTAATTCATCATCAGTATCAATTTTTACAACTCTGTATACAATAGGTAATCCTTCTCTTTGACAAGCAGTAAACAAATGTTGTCCATCTATGATATAATTGCGTGTGATACCATCAATTAAGTTTGTTTCAGCAACTATTACATCTCTGATACATCCCATATTTCTAATACTATTAACCATTTTTTCTACATGTAATGATTGGATTTCTCTGTTCATTGGTAGAAAGTAAAATTTACTATAATCCGTTGTTGTTTTTTGTTTGATGTGTTTCATTTTTAAATTCTTTTAGTTTATTAATAATGTGTTTCTCTGAGCAACCCAATGCTTCAGCAGCTTCTCTTTGTGTTTTGAATTTCAGTAAGGCTTTTCTAATAAGAATATTTTTGTTTTCTTCTAAATTTAATGATTCACTCATTGTGTGTGATTTAATGTCTACTGTCTGAAAAACCAAGTTCAATGGCATCAGCAGGATTTGTTTCTATCCAAGTATGACAATTTCTGCATACTGGTAACCAGGTAGTTATATCTAAGTGATATTTTCCTCTACCTTTTTTGTGATGAACATCTGTTGCATGCAAAGAACACTGATGGATCTTTGCATGACAAACAGGATGCTCTGTTAGATAAACTTTGCGTATTTTAGAATACTCAGAGTTAGCCTTTGATAGTTTGGCTGATACTTTTTTGATTGTCATTCTCTTTTAATGTAAAGAAATTCTTTGGCAATAGGCCTTTAGACATAAATCTTAAGATTACGTCTTCATAAGTAATACCCAAGTCTTTCAATGACAGAGTGTTGTTATAGTCTTCCAAGATTTCATCTTCTGGTACAGAGATAATATACTCTGCTGTTGGTCCATGAAATGTTCTACGGAAAAAGTCATTAATTCTCTTGTTACAGATTGTTTGTTTCCAGGCATTTATCTCTCTTTGAGATCTTCTCCATACTTTGGATATTCTTCTTTTCTTATCCCAGTGTAGAGTTTCAATTTCTTCTTTGGTATACACATTAAGGCCGTGTAATACTCTCTTAAACAAGAAGTGTTGATAGGAATTTAACTTGTTGTAACTTAAATTATTAATGATTGATGGTGGATGCAATTGGTATTCTTCCAATAGTCCATAATACTGATACCGTGATTCACGGAGACTGAGGATTCTTATAGATTCATCTGTCTGAAGCTGAGTTAATTGTTCTTGAGATAGCATACATGTTTTGTTATAAGGTTTTAAGTGTGTAACGTAAAATATAAATACAAAAGGCTAAGGCACAAATAGCCATTATTTAATTTCCTCTGATGGAAAACCTTTTATATTATATTGAGGGACTTTGATTAAAGTTCAAAAGTATCTTCTTCTACAAGATCTAACTCTTCAACTTCATCAGTTGTTTCAATTTCATCAAATGAAACTGGAGCAACTACTTCTTCTTCTTTAACATTGATACCAAATGCTTCTGCTGATGTAGCAACATCAACTTTAACTGATGCTTTGTTCAAGAATGAACCACCACCATTAGCTTCTTTAATATCTTGACCATTAGTATGAGCAACTAACACATCTTCTGCAGTGACATCACTTACATAAAATGTTTTCCTATAGATAGGTTGTCCATCTTGACAACATACAATACCAGTATCACCGGCATATTTGTAGTCTCTTTCTGGATCTGTGTTGTTAAAAGGCTCTAATGATTCTTTGATTACAATTTTACCAGGTAATGATTTAACATTTTCAAGGCCTAAGCTTTGTAAATCTTCTAACTTACCATGTAACAATGTACTTAATACGGATTTCTTAACCCAACCTGTGTTACCAAAGGTTACTCTTTCTTGTTGTAATCTTACGTGACCAAATTCTGAGTTTGTGCTTGATTGACGGATAACATTACCCATGTCATCAGCAATGATGTTTACTTTAGTTTGCATTTCTTTTTAAATTTAAATTGTGAATAATAAAATGATGTGTGTGATGTATCTAAGTATTAGATATCATCTGAGTGGAAATCTGAGTCTTCCAATTTTTCAAAGTCATCAATCTCATCCAATTCTGGTTCCCTTTCTATGATTAAATCATCTAATAATTCTTCATAAGAATCATCATCAATGTGTAAAGGAATTGCAATTGGTCTGGCAAATGAATTGTAAAAAGGATCACCCACTTCTTTGGTATAACCTGCACTAAGACCGTTTAAGTCTCTAACCTCATCATCAGACAAGGATAGATATTGTTCAAGTGAACATTCAACTATACGACCGTTTGGCAATTGTATTATCATTTTATTTCTCTAAAGTAGATCAACAAATGTATAATAATAAAATTGTTATTAATAGCATAATTTTTCTTATTTTTTCTCAATGCAGAATATTAAGAGCATATATATAGCTAACGTTTATTTTATTGTTAGCTTTCTACCTACTCTTATTATGTAATTACATGTTTTAAGTTCCTTAATCAATCTGTTAGTAGATGATTGACTTATATTTAAGTCATTTGATAGTGTGGAGATTGATGGCCAACATGTTCTTTCTTTGTTTGCGTAACAAGCAAGCATTGAATATAGTGCTTTTGCTTGTACAGATAAATTAGGATCAGATATTACTTCATAGGAAACAATACCAAATCTAGTTGATTTCTTGGACATGATCTCTCATGATTAATAACAATGCTGAGTTATGATCTGCTTCATTAAGAAGATTATCATTACCAAAAGCATATTTGTCATTCATATATTTCCCAAAGCTGGTCATTTTACCATTTGGTACTGCATCCATTGATTTCTTTAAGCCTAACCAAGAATCTAATTCTATTTTTAATAAAGGCATAGTGATTTTTGACATAATTAAGAGATTTCTAAAGTTAATTGATTTACGTTTGGTTCTTTTACTGCTGGTTTATTAAAGTATGGAATATCTGATTTGTTTATCTTGATTAATTCCAATGGACTAAGATCCTGATCATATTCTGTAAGTTCTAAATTAGTATTGTGATAATACAATTTAACTTTAAGATATTTATAAAAAGGATTGTATTCTCTTGATGATGACCATGATCCATCACTAACTACATAACCAAATATGTTACCTTCTCCATCACATAAACCCATATCACATAATACGTCTGTCTCATAATGTTTTGATGCATGGTAATTTATAGGTTTTACTTTAAAGTGATCTCCAATAGCTAATGTTTCATATTGTTGTTCAGTCAAGATCAAATGAATGATGGTTTCTACTGAATGTTCTGGTAAATCTTTTAGTAGTACATGGCTAATGCAATCTTTATTTGCAGAGTTCTTTATACTGTCTGAGTTAATAAGGCCAATAAATATTTTATTGAGCAGGTCTTTTGATATATTATAAGTATCCATGATTAATTTTTAATATGAATAAAGCAACCCAACATACAAAACAAGGTATGAACAGAAAAATATGCTGAGTCACTATTATTCAATGGTTTTACAAGGCCTAACTACTAGTATAATAATATATAATATTACTGGTACTGTTAGTGTGTCACCTGTGATAGTTTTTAAAATCTATTTTCTTTTTTAAGATTGAATCTTGGTTTTTCTTTGGTAAATAGATTTTCATATCTAAATGTTAATCCAATACAACCAATAACAATAACCAAAGCAGTATCTTCATCAATTGCTACCATAAAGCCAAAGCCTTTGAATATGGTTGCTGACCATCTTGAGAATAGTTTGGTTTTACTCATATGAAAAGAATAAAAGACTGCATTAAAGAATACAAGGAACAAACCTATTGTACATAGACAAATGATAAGTGGACTTTTACTGAATATTTCAGTAGTATGTGTCACATAATAAGTAAATGCTACTAACGGAGCAGCAATAACAAATAAGAATTTAAGTAATTGTTTAATTTTTGTTTTCATGATTATTTTATTTAAAGAGTTTTTGATTAAAACCTACCGTAATATAGATTACGATAGGCTTTTGATTAGTTAAATGAGGAGTAATACTCCATGTAGTCTTCAACTTCAGTATCATGATGGATTTCTACCAGATTATTATCTTCTGCTAGTTCTCTTAGATGATCATCAGATAGGATAGCATCTTCAATTTCTTCAATTGACGGTTCTTCTACTTGATTACGTTCTAATACGAGGTGCTTGTGTCCAGTAAAGAAATTCAATTCTTTTGAATTATCTTCTGTGTAAAGCATGATTCCAATTTGTGATTTGTACTTAAAGAATACTTCAGGGTTTAAAATGATTGCGTTCATGTTATTTTTTGTTAAGGATTTGTTTGTCTGAGTCTTGATAAGGGTCTGGTAAATATAACTTGTTGTTGTACCATATACAGAAAGGTTTTCCTAATGTATCAGTAACAACTCTACAAGTATCTATTCTTACGATGTGATTGTATTCAGGCTGATTCACTACAATTCTGCTGTATTGTCCAATAAGCATATCAACTATGATATACATAAAGAACATTACAGCAGCTATGATTGGTAACTTAGTCTTCATACTTGTATTTCTTTTCAAGATCAGCACCTACAATAACTGCAGGTATCCAACCAAAGATTAACATAAACATTAGTGTACCACCATTAGTAGCACATGATCTAAAGTCTATTTCACTGGATAATAGATAACCAATTGAGGCTATTGTAAGCCAAGTTAGAAGGAATGTGATTACACATCCTACCATAATTTTTGATGATTTCATACTGTTTTGTTTAAATGATTAATGATGTTTATAATATCTGTTAGCTTTTTTCATTTGTTTTTGATTAAACTTCTGAGCTTTTTGGTAATTACATCCTTTAGATGTACCACAAGATGTAATTGATGCTCCAAGAGCAAGAGTAATAATTAAAGCAATTGTTTTCATAACTGATTTTGTTTGGTAAATAAAAAAGTACAGGCTTTGCACCTGTCTGGGAGCATCTAACCCTCCATTTGATTAACGTATTCTACTAAGTCTGTCTGGTTTAGATCTATATGATCTACAAGATCTGGTTGCACAGCTTTCTAATACAACAGTAACTAATAACAATGCTATGATTGCAATAACTTTTTTGTTCATGGGTTTAAGATTTAAGATTAATTGACAAAGTATTTAAACCAACCAGTACTAATTTGTTCTATTTGAACTTGTACATTGTTTTTATATACTTTAATGTTAGGGATAATAGGTACATTATTTTGAACTTCAATTACAGCTGTTATAGTAATTTGAGTGTTCTTTTTCACTAATAATGTTATTGGTGTACTACTGGTATAATGAAAGTTGTCTAACCAAAACTCAAATGGTTTATTATCATTTGATATAGTTATTAGAGTTGGTATAGGTTGAGGTATATCATCATTGTCTGGAGTACAACTTGCAAATGAAATAAATGCAAGAAGAATTAGAACTAATTTTTTCATTTGATTAAAGATTTAAAAGGGTCCAATTAAGGACCCATTATTTTAACAAGTGGTTATTTCTTCTGGATCATTGGTCCAGGCATATCTTTCATTCAGTTTGTTAAGTTGAATATCTTTTAAGGACTTACCTACTGTTCTAAAGATTTTAAAGTCAACTTCCCAATTCATACCAGTGTAACTGATTTCAATTAAAGATTGAGCTTTGTTATTTCTAAACATTGCAATAGGTTGTACTCTGATATTATTACTTATCATAAGTAAAGGAGCTAATACACTTTCATTATAATCTGAGTGACTTACTCTGATCTTAAAAGTGTTGACTGGTGTACCGTTTACTAATACGGTTTGCATTCCAAATAAATTGATTGATTTCATACTTTCTGTTTAATTAATGATTACTGATTTTTACAAGATTCCGGATGATAATGCTCTTATCCTATAGAGAGAGATAACAATTCTATAAGGGAAGAAGACCACCATGTGTAACTACTACTAATACTTTTGTTAGCTATATATATAATAAAAGGTGTAAGTATAATTATGAGTGTAATTAGAGTATAGATATAGGCAATAGAGATCACCTATATAAACTGTAACACACAAATGAATACAAAATTCTTTTAAATAAATAGCAAAAGGGATGATTAGTAACCATCCCTCTCCAATTACATTGCTTCCACCCAATAGAGTGTAGTTTCTTCCCCTGTTACAAGGTCAACTACTCTATTATCAGATAATTTAAAGCCTGGCATCTCATCTCCTGCGTTCAACTTTTTTTGAAGTTGTGCAATTGTAGGATGATTGGCTTTCATTACTGAGTTAGTCTCTGGATCTATCAGACTAAGAACACCAAATGTAATATTGTTTTGGGTTCTTGTTCCAACACTGATGCCGGCTAACGTTCCTATCTTTGATTGGATAGGTGCAGATGTAACAATAATGGTAGCAGTTCCCGTGCTATCATTCACTCTCAATTTTCTAAAAAATACTGACATAACTAATTTAATTAATTTTTATATTGCAATAGTGCAACAATTAGCTGGGGAGCAGAGAGAGGCTGCGCGGAGCGCAGCAGCAGGAGAGCAGAAAGGTATGCGTAATGGCTGTTGGGCAGAAAGATTAATAACAGTAAGAAAGTATGCGTTGTGGCTCTTAAGTAAAAAAGGGGAATTAGTAACCCCCTTTGTTAATAGTTATTGATTGGCAATCTTTTCTCTTAGTGCATTTAATTTCTCACTATCTTCTTTGATCCAACGTTCATACTCTTCTTTGGCAAGTTGTTCATGAAGATCTATTTCATCATAATCATTTTGAGTTGAATCATTAAGCATCATATCCATCATCATCTCTTCATCATTTTTATCAAGTTCTGATAATACATATTCTAAGGCCCACTTTGCACCTTGATAATACTCATATGGGAAAAAATGTTCTTTATCTTTTACTGCTATTTCTTCCAGGATTGTTTTTACTATTGTTCTCATATTATATTTTATTAAGATTATATTTAATTAAAAGAAGAGGAGTGCTTTTACACACTCCTCTGTTCTGATGTTACACAGCCTCAATCCACATTAGGGTTGTTAGCTCACCAGTTTGAATATCAACCACAGGGTTGCTACTCATTTGGAATCCTGGCATCTCATCACCAGCATTTAATTTCTTTTGCAAGGCAGCAATAGTTGGGTGATTAGCCTTCATCACCTGATTAGTTTCAGGGTCAATAAGACTTAGTACTCCAAATACTACACTACCTTGTGTACGTGTTCCCACGTTTAGCCCAGCAAGTGTAGTTTGCTTGCTTGTGATTGGCTTGTCTGTAGCAATGATTGTTGCTGTGCCAGTAGACTCATTGATTCTTAATTTTCTGAAGAAAACACTCATAATATTATATTTTATTATATTTTTAGGTACCACAAACGCGGGGGTACCCTCACCGCAAAAATTAGCTGGGGAGCAGTTTGGTA